CGAGTAGTCGGCCGTCTGCTCAAGCGAGTTGCTATCGCTTTCAGACAGCCGCACCCACTGGTGAGCTAGAGCGTGGCCAAGCTCAAAGACATGCTGGCCGTTGGCCGACTCGATTCGACCTTGGTATACGCCAGCGTCAAAGTCGAATGCGGTTGCCATCAGGGCGCCGTCTGACGAGCGGTGGTGACCTCATCGAAGGCAGCGATCCTGTTGATCTCCGCCGAGACCGAGCCGAACCCGATTCGCCCGCTCGTGATGGGTGCCGAGCCCGTGTTGACCTGGAGCGCGTCGTCTGTGAACGATGACATGCCGGCGATTACCTCCCAGACAGGCGAGTCGACGGTGTGCAGCGTCAGGTCGTTTTGGTAGACGTTGATCACCACATCTCCGCCGGGCTCGGAGATGACCTCAAGCTTGAGGTGAACCCAGGTGTCGGGCGCGAAGGTGGCAGCCGAGCGGCGGAGTACCCCACTCGTACCAGGTGCCACGTCCGGCAGTCCGCCGGCCATCTGGCCCTTCCGGAGCACGATATGGGCTTGCTCGTCAGAAGAGAGACCGAGCATGTATGCCGAGTTGGTGCTTGCTTGGCCGTTCAGACAGCAGAAGATGAACGCAGCGCAGAGAGACCCGCTCTTGAAGAGAGCGGATGTGATGTCTCCGCCCTTCATCATCGGTGTGAAGTTCGTCAGCGCCGAGTAGAAGGCCACGACGCCGGCCGTAGCCGTCAGACTGTGGATCGCGTACACGAAGTCATCGCCACCGTTGGGCGGAGAGACCACGGCATCGGTGACGGGGCCTCGCGCAATCGAGGCAGAAGAAGTGATGTCGGAGATCGCAGACCAGTCAGAGGATGCCACGGGCGAGAGTGTAACTCGCTAGAGTGTCTCTCCCGTCGTCGCATTGATGAGCGTCACAGTCCCGAGCTTCGGGAACTGATACGAGCCCATCGGAACGTCGGCCCTCACGCCGTTGAGCAAGAGTCCCTCACCATCCGGGCTCACCTTGAGCACACCAGAGGTGTCGCGCACCAGATCGAACAGGTCGCTCCAGGCGTAGGAGCCGGCCGGCTCGCCGTCGACATCCTGGATCGCATACCCGAAGTCGACGAGCGGGTTGCGGATCGTGCTCAGCGTGTCCCTGGCCGACACCGAAAGCCGCTTGGCAAGCTCAGGCGCAAGCTCCCATAGCCTCGCCGGAGTGATGCGGAGCGCGAAGTGGTCGGTGAGCCTGGAGCGGATGTCCGCGGCCACAGTCGCGCCCGTGTAGCCCTTGCGCAAGTAGACCTTGGCTAGAACGCCGATCGTCAAGTAGCTGGCCGTTTGCGCGCTCAGAAGGAACGTCTGGAGGCACGGGTAAGGGCCCGTCGATGTGAACTGCGCCAGCACATCGGAGACGAGCTGGGACGACGCGGTGCCGCCATCGTCAGGCACGAGGAAGATGCGCCCTTCGTTCTCTCCGATGCCCGGCTCTTCGTTGCTCGTGAGGTGTAGAGCGCGCGCAACGCCCTGCACTTCGAGCGCTCCGATCTCGAAGTCCTCACGCGCGACAGCCCGCGTGAGCACGCGAATCGACAGCGGGGCAAGCTCCCGAATCTGCGACGCAGAGACGCGATCGACGCCCTTGATCGTGGCCGTCGCCGGGTTCGTCACAGCAACCACGACGGGCGTCCCGTTCGCGTCGGTGAAGCTGCCTTCGATCTGAGTGATCTTGCCTGCGGCGACGTTGCCAGCGGTGCCCCCGCCGGTCTTGTAATCGACCGTGATAGTGCCCGATGGGATCGCACCGTTGATTCCATCGCCGAAGATCACGGTCACGCGGTCCAGATCATCGACCTGGGTTGTGAAGTGGCGACTTGTGGCAGTGCTTGCGAGGAAGTTGTCAACCTCGGAGTAGGCCCCATCTGCCGCAGTCACCTCAGCGGAGCCGTCGAGGTAAGGCGTCTGTGTGAGTGTGATCGTCTGTCGCGCAAGCGAGGTGCTGACGAAGCTCTCGGAGCGGCTTTCGCTCTGCTCGACGGTGGTCGACTTGCTGGTCTGCCCGGCCAGGAAAGTCACGTCTTCGAGCGTCTGATAGACGATCGGAGCAACGCCGTTGACCTGGATCGTTTTGCATACTGCGCCGGCCGGGACCGTGACCGTCGCGACCGGCGAAGATGCCAGCGACAGCGTCACAGCGAAGCGCGCAGCACGCGCCCCGGGCGGCTTGTAGCCAATCAGCTTGACGAGTTGCAGAAGCGAGCGACGCTGAAGAGCCGTGCCCCATCGGGACTCGCGCCCGACGTTGAGCAGGTACTTGACGACCACCCCGCCGACGTGCGCGTTCAGCTCAAGAAGCAGCGTCTCAAGCGCAGCTTCCGCATCCCACGCGACATCAGGGAACGCTGACGTGGCAAGCGCGAGCAGCCGGACGCGAAGCGAGGAGTAGTCGAGATCCGTGTAGCTTGCCACGGATGTGGAGTGTAAGAGTCAGACCGACACCCGCGCCGTCCCGCCCTGCGTCTGAGTCTGGTAGTCGATCTCGATGTCGATCGACTCTCCGGCCCGCTCCGCGCGCACGCCAGTGACCTGCACTCCAGGCTCGAACACGCGCAACGCGCCGCCGATGTAGGCGCCAGCAAACTGGCTCAGCATGGGTGTTGCACGCTGGTTGCGCAGCCTGTTGACCTTGCTGTCGAGTTGGGGCTTCCACGGCAGTTCGCCGTCGCTCGCGGCGATGGCTTCGATGCGCCCCGAGAGAGCGTCTCCGCGCGCAAAGCCGTGCTGTTGGTTGCGCTGGAATGGTCTCAGGAGTCCGGTGCTCATGCTGCGCTCAGGGGCGGCTGAGGTGCCATCCGATGAATGCGCCAGCGCATCTGCGCAAGTTGCTGCTCGGGAGTGCGCGCGAGCTGCGCGCGCACCTTGCGCTCCTCATCGATCAGAGCATCGTAGTGCTGTGTTCGCGGGTCGGTGTGCTTGCGCGTCTCCGCAAGTTCGTCGATGCGCTCGACTAGCAGATCGTACAGCCTCATGGGCTGTAGTTTACGGCTGGACGGGGATCAGGTTCGCAACCGTGTACAGGGCGTTGGCGGCGTCATCAACCACGTTGAGCGCCGAAGCGGCATCGTTCCCGAGGTCTGCGATCGTCGGAACCACAGGGCTGTTTGGAACGAGCTTGAGCAGCACGTTGATGAGCCCGATCATCCTGTTGAGCGGAGCCATGCTCGCGTTGAGGTTCTGCATCTGGAGATCGAAGTTCCCCGTCGCGCAGTCCACCACGGTCTGAAGCTGAAGGTTGCCAGGCTCAGCCGCTCGCGTGGCCGCTTCCACGATGCGCGCTTGCTGCACGAGCATCGACTGAAGCTCTTGCTTGACGCCCAGCATGGCAGCCGCCAGCGCGAGCAAGATGCCCTTGACGAGCCTCGGAACGCTCAGGGCAGGCAGCATCGCGAGGAGCTTCGCCAGTGCCTCGCCGAGCCCTTTGATGCACTCCACGATGGGGCCTGGACTCGGCAGGGGGACGAGCGACTTAGGGATCGCCTCGATGCAGTTGGCGACAGCGACGAACACGTCGATGACGTTGAAGAACGGTTGCAGCGGCATGAGCGCTGAGTTGATCATGCCGAACAGAGACTCTGTCATCGCAGGCAAGTCACCCGTGCGAACGCCAGCGCTCACACAGAGTGACGGCCCGCCCGGGAACGTGATGCAGAGCCCTTGCGGGACCTGCGTCACACGAGCGCACGTGAGCGTAGGGAACGGGATGGGCTCGATGACTTGGTAGGTAGGGACGCGCGGGGCCATCAGACTTGAACCAGTTGCAGTTGCTTCATCTCTTGGCCTGGTTCTTCGCTCTGCTCGAATTGCGCAAGCTTCACGTGTGACCGATCGACTCGATGCAGTGACTTGGCATGGTAGTTTGTCCACTGCCTAGGACATCCGCACGCGCCTGGGAACCCTCCACCGCACCCAGGACATGCCCCAACTCGCTCTGACCCCACGAACGAGCGCCCGAGTACACGGCACGCGACAGCCACTGTTCCTGAGCCTGAGAACGGGTCGCACACGAGATCGCCATGGTTTGACCAAACACTCACAGCGTCTAGTGCAAAACGCTCAGCGAAAGTAGCAGGGTGACCAGTGTCTGCTGACTTGTCATGGCCATGTCCAACAATCCCGTAGTCCCACACGGAGCCTCTGTGTCGCAGGTTGCGGACCTCCCGTGTGTTTCCTTTTGAATCTTGTCCAAATAAAACCTTGCTACCGTCGCGACGACGCGACGAGCTGCGTCCGGAAGCGCGCGTCATGTCACTCTTCGACGGCGTGGCAATGCGATCCTTTTCGCACACGTGCTTAGCGCCGTCACGAACGAACACAAAGATAGGCTCGGCGTCCTTGCGAAACCGGCCTACGTACGCGCCAGGGGAACCTTGTCTCCCATATGCCATCTGTTGCAGGAAGCGCCACCCTTGGAGCTTGGACCACGTAACCACGGTCTCAAGATGTGTGACGCTCTGCACGCCATCGTTGACCGCGCCGTCGAGCACCATGGCCATGACGCCGCCGGGCACGAGCACCCGCAGCGCGAACACGGCAAGCTCGCCGAAGTCCACGGGCTCGTTCGTGCCCTCGTAGGTGCGCGCGTTGTCATAGGGCGGGCTCGTGAGGATGAGCCGCACCGACGCATCGTGCACCGTGGAGAGAGCCTGTTGCCACTTGCCGAGACGGATATCGATCACTGTCCAAGCAGAGTAACGCTCAGATCGGACTCCCCGAGCTATTGACGCGACGCCCGTTGATGAGCACCTCCAGCCCCTCAAGAGCCAACTGCCCAACCGACTTGATGAGCACGCTCGTCAGCCCTTCGAGCGCAACGCGCTTCGTCTCAAGGTCGACCTGGAACGAGAACGCGCCCTTCGCGTCATAGACCTTGAACGCCTCTTGGCCCTCGCGCTCGTCCACCATCATCACGATGCGACCGACGCGAAGCGCCTGGACCAAGTGAGCATCCTTGGCAGCCTGCTTGGTGCCGTGCGGCATCTCCGTGCCCTCGTCAGGCACTCCCCACCATCCGCAGGCATAGACACCCATCGCCTGAGTGTCGCCTTGGTGAAACCAGATGCAGACGTCATGGCCGATGTCGGGCGCAACGTGGCCACCGCGCTCAGGTCCGCCGCCACCAGAAGTGATCGGAAACAGCCAGTCCGTCTCTGGGTCGGCGATGCCCGGGATCTTCGCCTTGATGCGGTGCAAGCCCTCTGGATCGTCGACAGCCGTGACGACTCCGAGGAGCATCCCATAGTGCCTGATCCTGCCCTGATCGTAATCTTCGAGATTGCTCACCTGTACTCCACTCGCGTCGCGCCGTTCTTCTCGTCAACCACTTCGTATGCTCTCAACTCGCCAGGCGCCTTCGGCGTCTCCGTGTTCTGCGGCCCGTTCGGTCCAGGTGGCTTTGCCGGAGATGCGCCTGACGACGCTCCCGCGTTGGTGCCGTTGCGCCGGCAATCAAGCTCCATCTTGTATCCGCTCGTTGTGATGGTGTGCGAGACCGCGGCCAAGAAGTAATTGCCGTTGAGACGCTTCCCGATCCCGTCCATCTTCACAACTGACTTGGCCATGCAGTACGGGTTCCCGACCGCCGGAACCTTGAACTTCACGGCAGCCATCTGAGCCTTCGAGTAAGCTCCGTTGGCTTGACGCTGCGCGTCTTCCTTGGTGGTTGCTGTGCTCGCGACCGTCGCCTCAGACGCCTTGCGCGACTCCATCGACGTCGAGCCTGTCTTGGCATCCACAAGCTCAACCACGCTTGCAAGCGTCGTCTCGCCGGCTGTCGAGTTCTTGTCCCCTCGCGCCTCGAAGTTCTTCTTCTTCAGAGGATCGCGCCCGACTGCCGTGACCGCAGCGGGCTTGCCAGTCACATCGATGTCGATCTTCGGAAACGAGAGCAGCATCCCCACGCGCGGCTCTTCAGGCTTGGCCTTGTAGTACGTGAAAGTGAGTTGCGGGCGCTGCTTGAGGTCTCGCTTGTGGAAGTGGAATCCCGTGGCGTCTGTGTAGACCTCGAAGCCTTCCTTCTGCGCAAGCTGACGAAGCAGTTGGTAATCGCTCATGCGCGCCTGGAGAATCACAGGATGCATGATCTTGGTGTCTTCGATGTAGGTGTCGGAGGCGCCGTAGCCTTGCTCCTTGGCGATGGCTGCGGCCACGTCCGAGCGCTTGACGTTCTCGAAGCGCCTAACACGAAGCTCCTTGTTCATCAGGTACTCTTTGCCGAGCGCTTCCACACTCAGCACGAGATCGCCAGTCACCTTGGTGACGACAGCCTCGCGCGGCGGGCTCATGTCGCTCGAATACCCGAACGAGAACTGGATGATGTCACCCTGTTTGAAGATGGGCGAATCGAAGTGGCGGAGGTCGCGATTGTCGACCTTGAGATGAAGCTTGTGCGTCTTCTCGGCGTCGTCAAACTTCAGCTCTGTGATCAGAGCATCAACGTCGACACCAACGCGCGTGCCCTTGGTCGAGCCCTCGCGCGTCACCTTGACGAAGAACTTTGGGGCTGAGATGTCCACGACTAAGCCTGAAACGCCTTCCGGCGGTTCTCGTTGAGGATCTCCTCGAACAGAGTCCGCCTCGAAGGCATCACTACCACCGACCCAGGCTCAAGGCCGATGGTCGTATCAACCACAGGCTGAGGCTCGCCCGTCGCACTCCGCTGGAAGTTGCGAATCACGTACGCATAGTCAGCGCGGCCGTACTCCGCGAAGGCCAGCCGCTCTGGCGTGTCGCCGTCCGTGACCACGTGCTCGATGTTGTCCCCGAGCACGCGGTACAGGTACGGCTCAGGGTCCGTCAGGATGACGTCGCCTTCGTCGTCCTGGATGGCTGAGGAGAACCTTCCCTCACTGGTCTCAGTCGGTGGCACTCTGGCAGTTTACGGCGCCAAGCAAGGCACCTCATCGCCCAGCCGTTTGGTGTCTCGCGCACGATCTTCACGTAGATAAGCATCATGCGCGCTTGGATGCTCAGCCCATCCTGACCGTTCCGTGTGCTCTCACATCCTCAGCGTACAGGTTCGAGTCTCGTGCTTCTTTGAAGACGATCTTCGCCTCGAACATTGCCGTCGCGCCGTCTGGGGCAAAGTATGTGTGAGTCATCTCCAGCGTGGGCATGATCACGCGCATCGAGACCATGCCAGGCCACTCGTACAGAAGCATCGGCGGCCGGTCTGTCTTCCTGCTCTTGACCTGCATCGCGAGGAGCATCTTGCGCTGCTCGGCGATCGAAATCTTCGGGTTCACCAGTTGGTTGAACCGGAGCTTCAGATCCATCACAGCGTTCTTGTTGTGCGAGAACTGAAGCGGCTCGTACGTGAGACCCGGAACCGGAAGCTCGGTCCACTCTGCGGCGTACTTCTCGGTCCACTCCTCTGGTGCGTACTGCGCGGCGAGAGCCTCAGCAGTGTCGAGATTGCCGATCTTGACGATGATGCCCATGTCAGTAGCTCACCGCCGGGAGGCCATCGCGAACGCTCGACTCGACCTTGTGCTTCTCGACCACACTCGCAAGCACCTCACCGTCGACTTCGAGTCTCACAGTGCTCTGGCTGTTGACCTGGACCGGCATGCTCGCGATCGAACCGAGCACGCCGGCAAGCCTGTCCTCGCTCTTGTTCTGCTGATTCGCTACTGCGACAGACGCAAGCGGGCCAGGCTGAGGCAGAGGCACCGGGGCAGGCATCGGCGTGACAGCTAGCTTGTCTCTCCTTTCCTTCTCAGCCTCATCGTAGTTGTCGCCAACCCTGATCCCGAGGTTGCGCTCATACTGGGACTGGCTGTCAATCCCGAGGTCGAACTTGATCTTGGCCCACATGTCGCCAAGCCCGGAGTCACCAAGCTCCTTCCAGAGCTTGAGAAACTGATCCACCGCGAGTGCCACGGCCGCGATTGCCGCAGTGAACGGTAGCAGAGGAACGTTTGCAGCCGCAGCCGCCACGCCGATTGCCTTGATAGCCGACGCCGCAACGGCCATGCCCTCAGCGACCTTGACGGCAGCAACCGCGATCAGCGCATCGCGAGCAAGATCCATCGCGAAGCCGGACTCCATCGACCACTTTGCGAGGTCCATAAACGCCGACGCAAGCGGCTTGAGTGCGACGGCGATGTCGATGAGCTTACTTGCCAGGTCGACGCCGATTGCTGCGGCGGCTGCAAGCTTGTCGCCCATGTTGCGGCCGTTGACGCCGGCAGCGTCGAACGCGTCGCCGTTGGCCGAAACGTTCACAGACACGACGCCGAACGCCGCAGCCAGTCCAGCAAGAGACGTCTTGAACTGCTCGAAGACTGGCCATGCTCGCTTGAGCCCATCTCGGAAGCCATCCGCCATCGAGCTGAAGAACTTCCTCACGCGGTTGACAGTCACGTAGACGTCAATCACGAAGCTCTTCAGGCCATCGCTCTCAGCCTTGCCAAGCTCGTTCATCACCGCGCCGGAGAATCCACCGTCGCGGAAGACCTGGACCAGTGCGTCGAACCCGAGCTTTGCTTGAGCCGCGCTCTTGGCGATGAACTTGCCGAAGCCGCCGATGTTCTCCTCGTATGCGATCTTGAATGTCGCGACGGCGCCCGTCAGCACGGCAATCGCCAAGGCCACAGGACCGAGCACCGCGATAGCTCCGCCCATCGCAGCGATCTTGGCCGTGAACATCGACACGGCCATCGCAGCGAGGATCAGGCCACCAATCACAGGCAGCACAGCGCCGGCCATGATCGCGAACTTCGCCGCGCTCACCTTCACGCTCTCAGGAAGCTTCTGGATGACGGCGATCACTCGGTTGACGAGCGCAACCGTCTTCTCGACCATCGGTCGAAACGCCTTCTCCAGAGGCTCACCGGCGACGATCGCCAGCGTCTCAAGCGAGCCCTTGAGGAGCTTCTTCTGGCCCGCGTACGTGTTGAGCAGCGCGTCACTGAAGGTCTTCGCGGTGCCGCTCGCGTTGTAGAACTGCTCGCGGAGGTACTTGATCGCGGCGGCGCCCTTGACGATCTCCCCGGTCGTGGTCTTGATACCACCGCCGACCTGCGTCATGATCGCCTGGATGCCGCCCAACGCCTCAGCGCCGAAGGCATGCTCCAAGAAGCCAGCCTGCTTCTGGTCAGTCATCTTCGCAAGCTGCGGCTGCATGTCCTGGAGCACGTCCAGGAACGGCCGGAACTTGCCCTTTGCGTCAGCCACC